AAAACATGAAGACATCTTGAAAGGACTCAAATTATGAACCTTGGTTCCCGTTATTCTCAGCATTCTTTTGCTCAGATCCCGAACGTCAATATTGCAAGGTCGAATTTCGACCGGTCGTTCGCTGCAAAAGATACAATGAATTTTGATTACCTCTATCCCTTTTTCGTGGATGAGATTCTTCCAGGTGATACTTGTAACCTGAATGTCAAGACGTTCGCTCGTCTTGCTACTCAAGTTGTTCCGTTTATGGACAACGCTTATCTGGACTTTTTCTTTTTCTTCGTTCCGAACCGTCTCGTCTGGGACAACTGGGAGCGTTTTAACGGTGCCCAAGATGATCCTGAAGCTTCTGTTGATTACCTGGTCCCTCAAATCGTTTATGGCTCTGGTATTGCCGTGGCACCTGGCTCGTATCACGATCATATGGGCATTCCCACCGCTGCCACTGGCCTTTCATTCAACTCTCTTCCGTCGCGCGCGATTGCGCTTATCTGGAATGATTGGTTCCGCGATCAAAACCTTCAGAGCAAGTACGCGTTTCCGAAGGGAGATGGACCCGATAACGTCACTATGACTCCTGCTGCTTGGATGGGTCCTTTCAAACGCGCAAAAAAACACGATTACTTTACCTCTGCTCTGCCCTGGCCTCAAAAAGGCGATGCCGTTGCCATGGGTCTTGACGGAAGTTCTTTCATCAAGCGTGTTGCGAACGCCGCGAACCCCATTGGTTGGGTGAAAGGCGGAACGAATACGCCCGCTTCGACTGGCTCTCCCACCGCTTTCTTTTCCTCTGGTGGTTACACCATCCAGGACGACGCTGGTGGCAATGGAATTAACATTGACCCTCGGAATTCTTTGTATACAGACGGTGACGGCCTGACGATTTCAATCAACGAATTTCGTCAAGCCATGATGATGCAATCTCTTTTAGAATTGGATGCCCGTGGTGGAACCCGTTATACCGAAATCCTTAGAGCTCACTTTGGGGTCGTGTCTCCTGACGCACGACTACAGAGACCTGAATTCCTCTCCGGCGGAACTGTGCCCCTCAATCAACATCCGATTGCTCAGTCTTCCGGAACCCTTGACGACTCAACTCCTCAAGGAAATCTTGCCTCATTTGCAACCGCGGCAGAACTCGGAAACAAGATTGGTTTCACTAAGTCTTTCGTGGAACACGGGTTCGTCATCGGGTTGGTTCAAGCCAGAGCCGATATTACCTATCAGTACGGACTCAATCGTATGTGGTCCCGCCGTACCCGTTGGGATTATTTCTGGCCCAAGTTCCAAGAGCTCGGAGAGCAAACCATCCTGAACAAAGAGCTCTATGCCAACGGGACGGCCGTTGGTTCTGTCGATAACGGCGTTTTCGGTTATCAAGAGCGTTATGCCGAATACCGTTATCGTCCCTCTGAAATCCGCGGCGAATTCCGCTCGAACTATGCCCAGACGCTCGATGTCTGGCATCTTGCGGAAGAGCACGCTCCGTTGCCGGCGCAAATGCCTCAACTCGATGAGAATTTCATTGAAAGCTTCACTCCCATTGAGCGCAACCTTGCTGTCTCGAACTATCCCGCTCTCAAGATGGATTACTGGTTCGATTACAAACATGCGCGCCCCATGATGACCTACGGAGTTCCTGCGACTCTGGGTAGGTTCTAATGGGTGGAGAATCACTGATTGGCCCCCTCATTGGGGGCCTCATTGGTTTCGCTGGTCAGCGTGAAGCGAACCAGACCAATGTTGCGATTGCTGATCGCACGAATGCCTTCAGTGCTGACGAGGCCCAAAAAAATCGCGAGTTCCAGGAGCGTATGTCAAACACGTCAATGCAACGCCAGGTGAAAGACCTGGCTGCTGCTGGTTTGAATCCTGCCCTGGCTGCGACCGGAGGGGCTTCGACCCCATCCGGTTCGGCCGCCTCTGGTCAAATGACCCGAGTCGAAAACGAGCTTGAGGCAGGTCTCTCGTCAGCCATTACCCTTAAAAATTTGCAACTTCAGATGGGAAAACAGCAGTCCGAAATCGGACTGATGAACGCCCAAGCTGCGAAAGCAAAAACCGAAGAGCGCGTTGCGCGCCGAGGAATCCCAGAAGCTGATTTGAAGAACGACGTTTATGATGTCGTTCGTCCGTACGTGAAAAAAATCAAAGAGCTTCAGATGAGCAATGCTCCGAAAAAAAATCCGGACCTTAAAAGTCCTGAAATGCGTAAGAGATTTCAACAAGACGCCGCCGAGCGTCGCTACAGAAGAGGTCTACCGTGAATTACCGTGAAAAAGCGATGAATCGCCCAATCCAAACCAAGCGGGGCCGCTGCCTCGTTGATGAGTCTTTTGCACCGATGTGCGACATCAACACCATTGCAGCCCGCTTCTTAAAAACAGGCGAGCTTCCGCTCGCCACACGTCAAGGCTTCTATGCCGATACGTCTTACCTTCCTACAGATTTGCTCGCCGCCCACGAAGTCATCCGTGAGGCAAGTGAATCTTTCATGCAAATCCCTGCTAAAATCCGGGAACGTTTTAACAACGATCCCTCTCAACTCCTTGCCTTTGTGCAAGATCCTTCCAATCGCGAACAAGCGATTGAATTGGGGCTCATCCCCAAACCTTCTCAGGAGCCTCCTAAGGCTCCTTCTGTGGTACCCCCTACCACTCCACCGACCCCTGTGTCGAAACCTCCTAAAAAAGCCTCTCCGGCCCCTACGACGACGACTAACGACGACGAATAGGCCTGGGCTTTTAGTACTTACCCGTTATGTTACACTCTTACTCTACAGGCCGGCATCTTGCCGGCCTGCAAGGAGCGATAGCGACGCCTTCCCCTGTACGAGGCAATACTCTCGCCGAGTCCCGTATCTTCTGGCCAGGATGGCCAGCTCTAGCCGAAATGGCGCTTGAGTGCGGTCCAGGATGGACCCCTCCGGCAGATGGGTTGGGGAAGGTCGCAGACCTTCCCCACTCACAATGATCCATCACATTATCTCTTGAAACTCTTTGCCTCTGGCCATATCGCCAGAGGAACCGACAACTGGCAGCGATGCCAATCAACCAAAGGAGAACACATGCTGTTCGAAGTTTATTCTATCCGTGATGCTGGAGCCGAATTCTACGGAGCTCCATTCTATACCCGCGCCAAAGGTCAAGCTTTGCGCGATTTCTCTCGGGTCGTTCAGGACCCGCAAACTGTTCTTCACGCTAACCCTGAGCAGTACGACCTCTATTACCTTGGTCGGTTTGACGATAACTCCGGAAAACACGACCTTCTTCCAACTCCTCAACACGTTTCCAAAGCGATTGAGCACGTGAAACCTGAAACCGTGGTCACCCCTTGACACCTGGCGGCTACGACTTCCCCTTGTTGTAAGTAGCCGCCCTGACTTGAGCAGCTGCGTCAACAGCTGATCTAGTCTTAACCAAAGGAAGAAAATGTCGAAGTATTACAACGAGGCCAAAAAAATTTTTGGCCCGAATCCTAAAACCGGAAAACCCATGACTCGTGAGGAGTTTGAAAATGCGCAGAAAGAAGCTCACGCCCGGAAAATCGAAGCGTACCTTCAAAAAAGCAACCGGCGTCCAAAAAATGAATTCCCTTAACCCGCGGTCCATGCGCGGTGGGATTCGTCTTTGAATGGCCTGCACACGACCTATAAGGGCCAGTTTTGACCAAGCTGGCCAAATTTCCTTCTCGAAAAGGAAATGGTCGAAAGAGTTCGTTCCGTTCGACCTACCGTGCCGAAAATGCATTCACTGCCGTTTGGAAACCGCGCGTGAAAAAGCAATTCGGTGTTACCACCACGCGCAAATCGTTGGCGAAAAATGCATTTTTCTTACCACGACGTACGCGGAAGAACATTTAGAAAGCCCCCGTTTAATTTATCGCCATTGGCAACAATTTATGAAGGACCTCCGGAGCGAAATCGGGAGTCATCCCGACGATCGAATTTCCGTGATGGTCACAGGAGAATACGGTGACAAAGGAAAGCGACCCCATTGGCACGCTATCATGTTCAATTTTCGTCCCCACGACCAAGATTCTAAGCCCGGAAAAACCGAGCTTGGACATACTGTATATACCTCTAAGTGGCTTAGCGAAATATGGGGACGCGGAGCAATTGAGTACGGCGATGTATCTATTGAATCAGCAAGTTACGTTGCGCGATACTCTGCTAAAAAGCTGGTGCATGGCCCTGATCAGAGCCATGATTTACATCCAGTCCATCGAACGAGTTCGAAAATTCCCATTGGTCTCCCGTGGATTCAGAAATACTGGCGTCAGACTTTTGAAAATGGTTTTGTCGTACTCCCGAATGGCCGCCGTGCCGCCATTCCTCGGTTCTATGAGGACTGGTTCCGAAAACAAAACCCCTCTGCCTGGATGCACTACGCGTCAACCGTAAAAGTTGAACAACAAGAAAAAGCGCGCCTTCGGCGCGATAAGGAGATCGTTCTTTACGAAAAACAACTCGACGAAGCAAAAAAGTTTTACACCTCGAATCCTCTCACACAGAATCAGATCAAAGAATTTATCCAGTTACGAAAACATGAAGACATCTTGAAAGGACTCAAATTATGAACCTTGGTTCCCGTTATTCTCAGCATTCTTTTGCTCAGATCCCGAACGTCAATATTGCAAGGTCGAATTTCGACCGGTCGTTCG